CTCCTGTAGAGCCTTGAGGTCCAGTTACTCCCTGCGAGCCTGTCACACCCTGCGAGCCTGTCACCCCTTGAACTCCCGTAGGACCCTGATTGCCTGTTACGCCTTGCGCTCCTGTAGGCCCCTGAGTACCTGTTACACCCTTTGCTCCAGTAATGCCTTGAGGACCAGTAACTCCTTGAGAGCCCGTTACACCCTGGACGCCCGTAACTCCCTGTACTCCCGTAACTCCCTGGACGCCAGTAGCTCCTTGAGGTCCTGTAGTTCCTTGCGGACCTGTGGGTCCCTGTGCTCCTGTAGCTCCTTGCGGACCTGTTTCTCCTCGACTGCCCTCTCCGTATCCTGTAGCTCCTCTTGGTCCAGTCGGGCCAGCTACAGTAGAGTTGGCTCCTGTGACTCCTTTCGGTCCAGTGACTCCTTGTGGCCCAGTAACTCCTTGCGGCCCAGTTGGGCCAGCGGCCCCCGTTGGACCTGCCGAACCAGTAGGTCCCGCTCCTCCTGTTATTCCTTGAGCTCCTGTAGGTCCCGCTACAGTAGAATCAGCCCCTGTAATTCCTCTTGGGCCAGTTGACCCTTTAGGACCTGTAGTTCCTTCGGCTCCAGTAGTTCCCTGGACTCCTGTAGGTCCTTGAGGTCCAGTTACTCCCTGAGGCCCCGTAGTCCCCTGAGGACCCGTAGTTCCACGGACACCAGTAACGCCTTGCGCTCCAGTAGTCCCCTGAGGACCCGTTACCCCCTGAGACCCCGTTGGACCTTGTATTCCAGTCGGCCCTTGAGATCCAGTTACTCCCTGTGATCCCGTAGTTCCTTCGGCGCCAGTAACACCTTGAGGACCTGTGACACCTTGTGCTCCAGTTGATCCTTTCGCCCCAGTAACACCATTAGCTCCCGTAGGTCCAGCTACAGTAGAATTAGCACCCGTAGGCCCTTGAGGTCCTTGCTGACCCGCAACTCCAGCCCCTAGCTTTTCAAGCTCAAACGTAGCCTCCGATATATATGTTACAACATTTCGATCGCTCGTGTCCCCTGCAAATATTTCTACATAGTCGTTGGCAGATAGAGATACAACCCTAGATATGTTGGCTGACATATCATTAATTCCCTGGCTTCTCCTTATATAGGCTACAGATTTGCCACTAATTTCAGAGCCGTTTACAAATATAGATGTAGCTGGAGCCGAACGAGTACTATTTGTCTCCGCTCCATTGGCTACAAACATGCAGTTTGCCGTAATCCTATATAAGCCAGAACTTAAGGCCGTTATTCTATTGTTAGCTGTAGAAACGCTTATCTCGCTACCGTCTAAATCATCTTCAGTATTGAAAGATACTTTTTGTGGAGTGGCCGAATTAAAGTCCTGCTGACTACCTCCCCCCGCTATTACGTCTGACCCCATAGACAGCCTTGCGTAATTCACATTAATGCTGTCGGCAGCCGCCCCAGTAACTCCCCTTGGGCCAGTAGTCCCTTGAGGTCCAGTAGGGCCTACTACTGTTGAGTCAGCTCCTGTCGGCCCCGCAGAACCAGTAACCCCCCTAGACCCTGTAACCCCCTGAGGTCCAGTAACCCCTCTAGGTCCTGTAGTCCCATTACTTCCATTTGCTCCTGTCTGGCCTGGAGACCCCTGTATTCCAGTGGCTCCTTGAGGACCTGTAGCTCCTTGCGACCCAGTTGGGCCTTGAGGACCTGTAGGTCCTCCCCCCTGAGGTCCAGTTTCTCCTCTAGGCCCCTCTACGGTAGAAGGAGCTCCAGTGGCCCCCCTGGGCCCTTCAGGGCCTTGAGGACCGATAGGCCCAACAACTTCTCCTGAAAATGAACCAGCATCCACAAATGTGGACGGGTCAACAGAGATGGTTTTAATCTCATTGTTGTTTTCAGCTATTACGTTACTTGACGCTGTTATATCTACAGCTACAACAGGTTTGTCTGAAATATATACTTTGGCTACATCTATCGTAGACGACACATCAACTGTCGTTACAATCCTGTCAGAAATCGTGATAGTGGATTTTACGGGCTGGCCTACTTCAGTTGTCCCCCCGTTTTGTATTACTACTTTTATGTCATTAGACGACTGTGACATCCTCGTTTACCTTAAAGGTTCCGTAAAGGAGTGTTTTGACAGTTCCGTTAGTAGTTGTTTCTTGAAGGTCATACACGTAAAGACCCGCTGTCACGTTTTCCATGCTGGAATGAGACTTTGTGATGTTCATCTTAGAGTCTGTCTTTTGCCCATCTACAATGTTTACTTCGTCATTATCACTGTCCATAGACAGAATTGGTGCTCCAGTAGCGGTGTCAGTCTCTCTTACTTGAAGTACGAATATATCAGAAGTACCAGTTTCGGAATCAGGGTCCGTCATGGCTTTACCGAAATCCAAAGACAGATTAAAGGTGTCTCCTTTCCTGCACACTATGTCTAGCCTAGCTGCTGTGTCTAAGTTTACTGTACTTATCATTACGCTTGATCTACAATGTTCTTTATTATGTTGTCTACAGAATCATTCTCTTCGGAGTCTAATGAAGCACTAGGCTCTGGAATCTCAGATCTTTGACCTTGTCTCTGGGAGATAAGCTTACTCTGTTCGCTTGACTGCTTCTTTACCCTATCGTCTTTTCTGTCTTCCTTAAGAACTTCAAGCTTTTCTTTAAATTCCTTGTCGTCAGTTTTAAGTCCAAGAGTAGCTTGAGCTCTAATAGTCTCGATTTCAACTTTATGCTTATGCTTTACCTCTTCTAACTGAGCCTCCATTTGAGACTTCAATTGAATTATTTTGGAGTCAATCTCGGCCTGCATTTGCATTTCCTGGGCTTTTGCTTGACTAGCCACTTGAGCGGACTGAGCTTGAGCTTGAGCTTGAGCCTGAACGGACTGCTGTGCCTGCTGCTGATTCGAAGCCATTCTCTTTTTTCTTCTGACTACTAGCAATCTTTCAGCTTGGTTTATGTCTTTTAACTGCCTTATAGCTATAGCGTCCTCAATATCCAGCTCCTTTTGAGACAAAGACACCTGTATATTTTGTTCCAAATACTGCTTTTCAACCTCCTCCATCTCCTTTACAACCTGAACTCCAAAATTATACATAGGGAGTTTTTCAAAGGAGCTGATCATAGCTGTGTTTTCCTTTCCTATAGCATTTTCATAAGCTTTATACAGAATGCTCTCTCTTGGAATTACCTGAAGACACTTTACTATATCTGAACAAACCTTCTTAAACAACACCATAGAGGAGTTGGTTATGTCATATATCGCATTATTTCCAGCTGCAATAGCTTGCTGACGAACCCCAACTAATTGTTCCCCTTTAGGAGTAGTGCCGTCCATTGCCTCGTTAATTCCCGTGGCATCCCTAATTAGCCTTAGGTAGTGATTGTACAGCGAGATAAACTCATTGATGTTTCTAATGCTGTTTCCTATCTCTCTAATTGGTGGGTTTTGAAAGCCTCCCTCAGGGTTTTTACTTCTGTAGTAAAACACACCTGTTTGTTCATAGATGTCATGCAAATCCAATGGCTGAAGGTCTCCCCCCTTTCCGAGCTGTACGTTTTCTAGCCCTTCAATGTCAATGATTATTCCGTCAGGCTTTGCCTTAGCAATAGCTTGTTGAATCTTCAAGTGAGTAAGTTGAAGCTGGTCAGCAAAACCAACACAACTGTCAACCATAGACTTTGGTATATTAGAAGAGATGTTAGTTGCAACTACCGAGTAAGACATGTTCGTCCTTGTCAGATCGTGCATGTTTTTAGGCAAGTTCTTTTTTAACCCGTAGTTAAATATCTTGTCACACCCAAGAATAAAACTCCCTCCGTAAACAGTGGAGTTTTCCATCTTAGACACCTTTCTCTTATATACTGAATTTGTTGGAGACTTATAATTGCCTTCTTTTTGATAGAATCCCAGGTTCCCGTGTCTGCTTTCCTTTTCTTCAAAGTATATACAATCCACAGAAATGAACTCAAAATCCATTACCTCTACCATATACTCATCGTAGGAGTTCATCCCTCCCTTATTAGCCTCCGAGTAAGACATACTGCTACCATGTCTTTTAGATGTCTTTTGAGACATTTCTCTATACTCGTTCTCAGTAAACTGATCTCCTGCAATCCTTTTTAGCTCTTGTATAGGTATGCTTCTAACATGTCCTGCGTAAACCATATCACCAAAGTTTGGATCCTCAGTGTGGCTATGGATAAAATTCTTAGGGTCTACGTACTCGACTTTTATGCCTTGATTTGGGTCGTTACTTCTTTTAGTAACCGCCATACCAAGAGTTGTAATGTCGTTTACACATCTTCTGTAAACGCTATCAGAAAAGTCATTCCACTTTAACGTAAGGTTTGTAGCTATTTGAGCGGATATCTCAGACGAAGACTTTATGTTGTTATCCATAAAAATCTCAGCCTCTTCAATTGTGTCTGGGACCTCCTGACCGCCAGAAATGTCAACCCCAACCTTGTCTTTTATCTTGTCTATTTTATCCTTCTGCTTTATCAGCATCTTCACCTTTCTTCTCTCTACGTCTTTCTCAGACGAAGACAAGGGGTCTACAGCCTCTAAGTTTGGATAAGGCTCAGAAGAAAGGATTTTGTTTACTACAATTCTAACGAACTTCGGAAGAATAGGAACAGGAGTAAAGTCTAAGTTCAAAAAGCTTCCGTCCCCATTGTTTGGATCTAAGCTGTTTAAAAGCTGTCTGTATATCGTAGTGTCTTGAGTTCCGTTAGCGTAAGACCTGTTCCGATCAAATATCTTAGACCTTTTTTTATACAAAGAATTATCTGCGTCTACAGACCCCCACTGAGAAGAAATAGCTTTCGCGTAAGAAAGCCCATAGCTTTTGCCCTCTTTTACTTCTTTGCTTGCCAGAGGATCTGGAAAACCCTTGCTGTTCTTTCCGCTATTGCCGTACATCTATCGGCAAATATACGTAAATCAACTATGCCACTGTTTGGGCTTAGTTCTACGGAAGAACTTCTTGTCGTTGAAATTAGACTTTTTATTTTTCACCTTAGATTTTTGAGCTCCCAGAAGCGCAAGTCCTGAACTGATAGTAAGGTCATACTTTGTTCTGTTTGTGATTTTGTACCCAATCCAATCTTCAAGCGTTGTATTAAAGTACATGTTTCCAAAATCTGACGTATCTGGTCGTACTCCAACATGGTCATGGATGTATCCTTCTATAGCATGTGCATGAGCTTGAATCACATCCTGAGAGTTAGAGGGTATGCCCTTTGTTTTTACGTTGGACTTTGTGTTTGCTGCGAGAAGGTGCGCAGGCCTATCCATCAGATATCCATCGTATCCTCTAGACTCAAAGTATCGTACTATACCATACTTGTTATTCTCAACCAATAATGGGTATCCATAATAAACAGAAGCCATAAGAACATCTTCATAGAATATACTTGCCAAGTCTGGCCTTGAGGCGTACTCTAAGACAAACATATTGTTTGGGAAGTCCTCGTTCATACTGAATTTATTATACAAGTGTAGAGCGCCCTTTGACCCTCTACCGTCTACAGTTTCGTCTAAGTCATAAGAGTCTACTCCACCTACACCGTATTCAAAGTTTGATGGAGACTTTTTTCCTTCCTTATCAAAAAACTTGTTTCTTTTTTCTGGTGGGGGCTGCCATGAAACCTTAAACCTACCCCTAGGGTCAGGAGTGAAAATAACTTCTTTGTCTTTCACCTTCCATATGAAGTTTCCGCTTACGACTGGGTTAGGGTACATATTTCCATTCCAGTCTATTTGTTGGTAAATCTTACCAATGTTAAATATACTCCCCTCAATACTGTCCCTAAACGCTTCGTCTTCAGTAAGAGGAAACTGCCTAATCACCTCATTTAGCTCTGACGGATCATGGCTTAGTGAATCTCTTTCGTTTTTTAAATACTGCTTACTTCCTTGATCTACTTCCTCTTTGTCTACACCCATTATTGGGCCAGTAGGATTATCCACAACAGGATTGCCATACAAGTCAAAAAACCCTTCAAGAGCATGAGAAGCAGGGATAAAAATACGATATAGCCCGCTTCGGGTTCTACCGTTGGCGTTCCGTTCTCCTGGATCGGAGTCCTCCCACAAGTTTTTGTATTCTTCACCTCCTTTGTTCATAGGGTTGACTGTGCTGCCAACCATAGCCTTCCCTACTATTCGCTTACCAACGATGAGACAAGTTCGCTCAATACGCCAAGCCTCTTTGATGTCGACTGGCTTTTCCCACTTTCCTGCCTCGTCGAGGTAGAGCATGTGTAATTTTTCTCCGTCATAGGCGTTATTGGTGGTGTTTTTCCAGTTGACGATGGTATTGAGGGCGTCACCCTTCTGCGACGTCTTGTTCTTCTTCGTGATTCGTTTTGATGGTTCCCGAAAAGCGAGTTCCATGCGTGGGTTCGTAGTGCCATCTTGGATGGGTTTAAAAAAGAAGGGGTAACTCCGAAACATCGGAATCACTTTCTTCATGAATATGTTCTCTTGAGCATCCTTACCAGTCTTTGACTGAATGCCCAAAAGCTTGTCTTTAACTTGCGTAGCCTCGTCAACAAGTACAGAGGCACAGATATTAGTATAGCCAGAACGCCTACACTTAGTATATAGCTGACCGATACAACGGGTATCGACTTCACACGCAGCCATGTGAATAAATATCTCACGCTGGAAGGCAAGGTACGAAGGAAATCCGATATCAATTTTACTCCACTGAAGGAACATATAGTGCCGCCCTGTAATGTACGTAGGCAAGCCATTGTTGTAAAACCAAACACCGTTACGCCTGCGCTCAAACTCCTTTTCGATATAAGCAGAAAACTTCTTTCGAAACTCGGAAGGTCTTTCGAGCCACTCATCCATACTTCTAACCCTCGACAATTCCTGGGGCATAGGGATGCGTTGCCACATCTGCATTCCCTTTGGTTTGTCATGGAAGAGTATCTCAGATCTGGCTGGCTTTTTTGGAAGACCAACGTCAAGGCCGTGGATTTCGAGTACTTCTCCTTTCTTGCCGTCAGGGTCCAGCCAAATAACTTCATCGGACCTGTCCATACTTGTTGCTTTTAAACGAAGGCATACCTTCCTTTTTTTCTGCAAGCGTCATGTACTTGCCGCATTCGCACTTTACATCATGACGTACTTGACCGTCAATCACCTTGATTGTTACGCCACTAGTTACATCTTCGGTTTTTCCGCACTCACACTTGTATTTAGACATCTTTTAAGTTACAATATTTGTTAGCCTGAACATCTATGTTTAATTCTCTCTCTGAGAAGCTTCTAAGATTTTGATTTTCTGAATTGATTGCAGCCTCTATTATTTTATCGACTCCATTTTGATCATATTCTGTAGCAGTAAACCTTCCGCTCATATTGTGGGTCAAAAGAAGGTGTGCATTATCATACCTGACTATCCCGTCACCTATACACGCCCTTGAGGTTACGTAGTGTCTTGAGTCAAGGATCACGACTTTTTTGTTGCACGCCATAGCTTCGTAAGCACCCCTTCCAAGAGACACCACAACCTCAAAAAGAGGAATTATTTCATGAAGGTCGTAAGAGTACCTATTGAATTTGTTAAAGGACTGAAACTGAGCTCCAAGTCTTTCACACGACTCCTCGATCATCTTGTTTGCTAGAGCTCCTTGACACATGGACAATACGCCCTGACCCTGAGTGAATGGCTTGAACCTTTTATGGTCAACTCCGTTATGAATTACCTCGCAGTCATACCCCATGTTTTTTAGGTGCGCTTCCACCTCGTCGCTTATCGCAACGTGAAAGTCCACCTTATCTGATGGTTGCTCTAACCTAGGATATATTCCATGACATATTTGAATCATCTTTCCCTTAGTCTTACTCCTGTCTATTAAGTCTATAGTAGAGGTGTGGGATGCGAGAATCAAATCAAAATTTTCTTCTGGAGGAGACGTTGAACAAACAACGCCACTTATGATGAGTTGATCATAAAACCAGCCTGGAGTCGGCGTATAGGCATACACCTCGTGCCCCATTTTCTTCAACGCAAGGCATAACTCATAAGCGTGCCACTCAGAACCCCCAGGTATATCTCCAAGCGTATTATTGGTTACCAATATTTTCATACCAATATTTTAAGTCGTTTAGTTTCACTTCATTCATTTCTGATCTACCGCTGGTAGTTTCCATTTCGGTCCTGGCCTTAATTAATACAGAATGTACACTTGGGTACTTCCTTGAGATCCATACATCTCCTCGGTAGACCTTCATTTGATCTGGTATAGGCGCCCAAAGACTCTTCTTTAAGGCGATCATGCACCCCCACCCCCATCCAAGGTAATGACCTTTGTGTATTTCTACGGCCTCACTGTCTGTTGACCAACTTTCTTTATGCATTCCCACACACGGTATTTCAGGATGCATTGAAATATGACCAAACAATGCGTCTACATCTAATGATATGTCATCGTTTATGATGCACACGTTTTCATTTCTTGATCTTTTGACCCCTACGTTCCAGGCGGGATTCACGTATATATTTTCTCTTTGAGGCAAGTAAACAAGCTTGTCACTCTCTATGCCCCTGACTTTTTCTTCGACGTTATTGTCTATGAGTATTACCTCATCTACAAAATCAGAGGCAAACAAAGACTCAAGAAGACTCTTCGTTCTTCCTGATCTCCACATTGTTGGCATCACTACCGTATACTTCATCCCAGTTAAAGTGTTTTTTTAAGTTTATTTCCGTGACTCCATTTCCCTTTCTCGCGCTCCACTTTCTTTTGTACGAATCCAATCCTGCGTGCTTTACATAGTAGTCACACTTTTCGTCGAACTTTTCTAAAGACCTCGCTCTACCAAAGTGCCTTACGACCCCGCACGGAACCGAGAATCTACTTCCAGACTTCACCCTTATGGTTCTGTGACCTGTTATTTCTTTGAAGTCTCCGCATTTTACAGCGAACGTTATCTTTCTTGCAGACTTTTCAAACCATCGTCTATCCAGAAAGTGAGAGTCCTTATCATCCTTAGTTATGACCGCATCATAAAGGTTTAGTGTTACTACTCTGTTTTCGGTTAACACGTTTGGTTCAAGTGATATAAACTCGTCGGAATCTAGTAAGAACATCCAGTCTTCTGGATCCGACACTTCCAGCAGGCTTTTGCATGCCTTACTCCTATGGGCAACTTGATCCATCCACGAAGACGGTTTCCACGGCTCCACGTCATTTACCACAACTGATTTAGGGTGGGACTCAAGATACTCCCTGGTCCCGTCGTCAGACTGGTCGTCGTAAAAAAAGAACCCATCAAAGGAGTCGTAATAACTCATGAAGTCTTTTATTATGTCCATAGAGTTTCTTACCCTACACGCTATATATCTCTTCACTTTATTTAATTTGTACCCCCACCTGGACTCGAACCAGGGGCCTACAGCTTAGAAGGCTGTTGCTCTATCCAGCTGAGCTACAGGGGCGGACCTTTAATTTACTAAAACAACACTCCCCTTCAACCTAATTGCTATATCTTTTTCCCCTCTTGCATTTATAATCCAGGAATAAACGCCGTTACCAGAGTAGTGACTTCCTTCCATTACTGACCCATCCCACTTTTCCCTAGGGTCAAAGGACCTGAATACTATGTCCCCCCATCTGTTAAATACGATCATCTCCCAGTCTATCCAAAATCCAGGGTCTTGAGTTACAGCGAAGAAGGCGTCATTAACTCCGTCGTTATTAGGTGAGAAAGCATTAGGCACGTATATAACCTGCTCTTCTTCCATTCCTGGAGGGTCTTCTGAACAAAGGGCCCCCGTAAGACAGTCAATCCATATCTCCTGAACTATGTATTCGTAGATAGTGTCAGCCTGATATACATAAGTAGTGTCAAACACATAAGTAGTGTCGTTTACATAGACATAAGTAGTATCATATACGTATTCTGATTCATAAATAGTATCGGGGGGTAGCTCTACATACTGAGTCAAGGTATCTATTTGATACACAGTGTCCGTAGTATAATACCATATATCAATGTACAGAGTATCAGTCAAATACGTAGTGTCGTTAAAGTAATACTCTATGGTGTCTGGAGGTAGCTCTACATAAACTGTATCTACTATATAAATCGGATCTTCCTGTTCGCAGGACACCCACCAGTTTTCAAGTTCTTGGTCAGGATACGAACCTGTAGAACCCCATTCAGTTCCATCCCCATTAGGTCCTGTAGTGGCCCAGCCCCCATCGGCGGCATACCATGTAGCGGAGTAGTTTATTTGCCAAACCACAACCTCAATACACTCACCAAGACCAACCCAATAGTCTATATACTGTGGGGCGCAACAACCGAGGGCGCCCGTTAAGAAAGGGTCGTTCACGCAATCCGTTTCATAGGGGTTGTCTAACTGCATTACCACTGTGTCTCCAGAGTACAGCGGCATATCTATGCCAAAGTCACCCCCCCAGTTGCTTAAAAGAGAATTCAAGCTAACCCCGTAAGTCCATCCCAAGTGGTTCGCATCAGGCGACATATCACAAGGTCCAGCAGGGTCCCAAGCCTCATCGATTCCTGGGACGTGCATCCCGATCATGAGCATATTTATTGCTCCTGAGGTAGCCCCATACCCCTGCATGCCGCAACCTTCGCTATTGACTATCTCTAGAGTCACCTCGTAGGTGTTTAAGTTGACGTCAATGATGTCTACATCACATTGAGCAGAAGAAGCAGCACTCAACAACAGCAGCCAAATAGCAAATAGTCTTTCTTTCATTCTATTCAATTATGTCGGCGAGGTGGGGTTTGAACCCACATGTGACCGATTACTCTTTCTACAAGATATAAGCTTGAGGAGATACTCACCGATTTTATTACTTACTACTCCTTCTTTTAGGCCTGTTGTTTGCTCTATTTAAAGAGGCCCTAACAAACCTTTTGATCTTACCTCCCTCGTGAGCGGCGTCCAAGCCATCACCGTTACCATACGTCCCTTTATCACGGTTGTGCTTATTGAGTTCCGCTCGGTATTTTTTGGCAGCTTTGGTTTTACCATACTTGTCGTACTCTTTTTTATAATCCCTAGCTTTCATACTCTCCGTTCCATTCCTCGTTAAAGTAAACGTGGTTGTTATTAAGCGAAGATACCCAATTAAAGGAGTCTATATAGAAGGTGTGATCACTTGCTGAATTTTTCTGCAAACCCTCCTGAGTAATCTTTGTCTTCTTCGATTGATCCATTTTCACTAAGTTCTTTTACCATTTGTTCTAGGGACTGCCTCTCCCTAATTAACTCCTTACAATCTACTGCTGTCTGCTTTACCGACTGAAGCTCTGCCTTTCTAGCGGATCCATTTACGTCTTGATCAACAGGCTTCTTTACCTCTTCTATCATGTTGGATATAGCTATAGCCATAGCGTCCATCAGTCTTATCGCAGCTTCTAAAGTGCTAAACTTTGTAGAGGAGCTCCGAGACCGCGACCCTGTAATATTCTTTGCCATCAATTTTTATTCTATAATCTCTATTTATCTTAAAGCCCACAGTGTCCCCTTTATTTACTCCCACTTCCTTCAGCTCTTTTGTGTCAAAGCTCACTACACCTTGAGTGACTTCTTTTTCTTTAAAAGATACAACCTCAATCAATTCAGAAGGCTTTTCATCCACCTCCTCAGTTGGTTCAAGCAAAGCCCAGCCGAATAAAGGACGTACAACCCCGTCTTTTTTGTTTTTGTAGGCAATAGCTTGATTATGAGTGACATGTTTATCAGAATACATGACGATATAATGATTGTCCTCTTCCACAAGTGGGCTGCCACCATTAATAACCACATGATGATGGAAGTAAAGGGTGTCTCCACTTTTCGCGCCAGTCTTATACCTAAGTGGGCAAGAAATAATTTTAGCTTCTGTAGTTCTGTGATCAAACTCATTGTATTTTGTATCTACGTAAAGCTCTAGTCCAGAATCCGTTTTAAGCGTATCCTGAGTTGTTGCGGGAATTTCCACAACAAAGGTTTCTAAGGTTTTCATTAATTAAAAGTTCAAGTCGTACTCTAGTATGCAGGGCATCTCTTCTATAGACTTCCACAGGTCTGTCCCCTCTTCACTCTTTACGTATATCAAGTACCTAGACTTGCCGAATTTGTGTAGATATGCGTCATCATGAATAATAGCGTCTATAGCCCCTCCTTTTCCCGCGTTCATTCCTACGTAGTAGGCCATAGCGTTTTTAGGGTCTCTTCCGATAATAATCTTTCTTACAAGCCCCTGCATTAGTTCAATGATATTCCAAGGTCTCCAAGCATCTTATCAAGACCGTCTTCTCCGTCTTCAAACTGAGAATCCATTATCTCTTTTACCATGTCCAGCTCCTCTCTACTGTCTAGGTTGTAGCTAAATATGCTTTTAAGCTGAACAAGGTCTCCCTCCTCTGGAACTGAATCCCAATCTACATCTAAAATACCAACCATAAGGGCCGACATAACCCTATCTTCGTATTTGTACTTTACTATCAATTCTTCTAAAGCCAGCACTAAAGCGTAAGCTTCTGAAATGAATTCTTTGTCCTTAGAGGTCATATATCAAATATAGCAACAAATGCCTAGATCGAGAGTGTCCAAAAAAAAGATGTTTCGAGACTTTTCTTTTATGAAGAGCAGGTACGTATCAAGAAACTACCTTAAAAACTTAAACTCAGTAAGGAGAGATTTCTGCGACCAGAACGATATAACAAAAAGTCATTTAGAGTTCTTGCTATGGTGCTACGACCTAGAGTTCTTTACTATTCAGTATGCTTCAAGCGAATACGGGATGAACAAGAACAATATGGCGAACAGAATGATATACCCGCTTTCTCAAGACGAATACATTTACAAGCACTTTGAGAGGCTTACCCCGTCAAAAACTTTAGATGACCATCTGTTCAGAGAGGAGACTAAGTATAACTATAGAGTTAGATACGCTCTAACTCAGAGAGGTCGGCTCCTGGTTCAACGATTCTATCGCAGTCTGGAGTAAAATACCCAAGGTCTAACAACTTCAACTCTTCAAACTCTTCCAGGAGTTCTTTTCTGGTCTTGTACTCTGGGTATATTTTTGGAGACCTGCAAATATAAGAGTCGTAAGAATGTATGTCAGTAGAACTCTTTACATCAAAACAGTCTTCAGGATCTGAGCTTATAATTTCTATAACGCCTGGACCCCACTTCTCCGAAAACGCCTTGTTTATTTTTCCGTCAAAATTGTTTCTTTGATTTTCGTCGTATATAGATCTGAAGTTTACAGCTTGACTTAGTGAGTAGTTTAAATAAAACTGTCCAGAGTTACAAAGGTGAATTTTCTTTCTTGTGGTAAACACACAGGTTTTTTGCAGCGAGGGATCAGATGCCAACACTGTAAATTTGTTTGTTCCGAACGAAACCACCTTTTTGTTGGAAATCTTATTTATACACTTGTCCCAGTACTCTTTTGAGTTGAAATTGTTGCTGTCCATTTTGCATATATAGTCGTCTTCCATTAGCAATGCTTGACTAAAAGCAAATCCAAACTTTTTATATAGCGGACTGTTTTCTTTCTGAAAGTGTCTTAACCCAAGGGACTCTGCATATACTGTTGAGTCTAAATCATTCTGCCTGCATCCTACTACTATTCCATGAGCTTTATGTCCAGCGTCATTAAACATCTTAATGACCTTAGCCATGTGCCACATAGACATCCTGGTTAGCTCAGGACGCTTGTGATATAGCATAAAGAAACAAACGGATCTGCTTACCATACCTTGTATGTGGTTCCTGGATATTCAGGATCCTTATAAGCTTTTAGGACTCTGTTCCTATTGTTTTCTTGAGAAGTGTAGGATACGTGAACCCAGTCGGGATTTTCGCCATTACCAAACTCCCATATGAGCTGGTCAAAATCCAAGCACTCTTTGATGTAAAAGAATATATCGGCATTGCTCACCCCTCCAAACACATCAGCATCCAAATCCAAAGCGCGGCCTTGACAATGCTGAGAGGTAGCGCTACCGCCAATAGACTTATTGAGTTTCTTTGATCTAAACCCTGACGACACGTAGATCGGTACTCCAAAGTTATCTCTGATAGGTTGAAAGACATTTTTAGATACAGCCTTTAGATTTAAAACCTCGCCATCACTTGGTTCGTTTTTTATTCCTAGGCGCTTGGCCGTCGTGCTTCTTACCGCCTCTCTTAGGCTCAAATTTTTGGACAATTTCATTCTGCTTCTTATTGAAGTCTTTAGATTTCATTCTGGGGTTAAAATAACCCTTCGCGCCCATTAGCTACGACAAGAAGCAGCGGTCTTTCGACCCTTGCCAAACCCAACCTTAGCCATGCCCTTCTTACAAGCCCCGTAATTTACGGTCTTTGGCTTCTTTTTCTTTGGCGGCTTCGGTGTGGTTTTCTTTCTATTGTCCACGCTTCCCGTCATCTGTGAAGAAGGCATGAACCTTGGCGAAGCAGGAGCTACGTTCCTTCTTTGTTTCTTTGAAACAGGCTTCTTGATCATGATTTTCTCTGTCTGACGTTATACTCTCCTCCTCCAATTACTCCTCCAGCCACTGTACCCATCAAAGCCTTGAGAAGCCTTTGGTTTCTCCTGTCCCTGTAGTTTTTAGCCAGCTGACCTTGAGTTCCCTGGGCTGGCAATTGTCTATTTCTAGCGAGGTACTTTCTCTCCTTACCAGCTTGCCTGGACTCTCTTCTTTTTACCCTTCCGCCTTTGTCAAACCTCTGACCTGGAGCGGGCTCTCCACCTTGGCCTCTCATACCCCCTAACATTTCCATCAGGTCCTCTGTACGTGAAGCTCCAGGGCCACCCTGAGCTTGGTTAGCAGCCTCTGAACCTTTCTGCTGCCCGTCAAAGGTAGCTTCATCAAGTACAAAATCCCCATTTTCGTCCTCTACGATAGGGTAGTCTTCGTCACCGATCACCATGTTGCCTTCCTCATCTTGAGAAACAGCATACTCGTTCCAGTTTCCGTAAACTTTTACCTCTTCTCCGTTAGGAGATTCATACATTACAAACTCTCGGTCTCCATCACGCTGAACAGGGCCAGTGTATTGACCAGTCATAGTAAAACTGTTCTTACCCCCCTCTTTCTTTTCCATAGACTTTCGGATCATGTCCGACATTGAGTTGTCCTGCATCATTTTCTTTTGTTTTTTTCAGTGAAGTCCTTGCGGTCAACGTTTTTCTCTTTAAAAGAAATCATCCCTGCCTTCTTTCCCTTTCTGTTGGTACGCTGCTTCTCCTTGGTAACGATGTTTCCTTTGTCTGGGCCGTAAACAGTCTTCCTTGTAGACCTCACTCCGTCAGCACTCTTGTTCTTCTGCTTTATAACAGTTCTCGTTCTGTCGCCTACAGAGGTTCTTGTAGTCTTACTTTTTTCACCCTCGGCTTTTCCTTTAGTTACCGATCTTTTTTTTTTAGGCTGTGTGCGGTCGTACTTTCTTTCAGCGCGTAGGTCAGCTTTGTCAGCTCCTTGAGCTACAACCTTCTTCTTTCCTTTTACACCTCTCCCCTTTAATACGTCAGCCATAGTGACCTTACCGTCTTTATTGAGGTCAGGAAACTTGCCCCCTTTCTTCTTCATCTTACCGCCCTCCTTGTAGGACTTCTTTGCTTTAACACTCATGACTTCTTCCTGTCAGTAATGATCATATTGACCAAGCTATCGACATAACCGAATACTTGATTGTCCTTTTCCGTTGGGGTGAGGTTAACCACCACTTTAATGAGCGCGAGGACACCGATTACGAGCTCAGCGAGATTGTCAAGAATAAAATCCATGATACAAATATAGATAATTAACCGTAGTAGTAAATTTCAATGTTTTTTACGTATAGAAGGTCGCCATCCTGTTCACCCCCGTCAGATCCACCTGAAATGGTAATTGATACTGTATCGTTGACGCTTCCAGAAGTTGCAATGGAACTTTCGTAAGTATTCCAAACGTCTTGTGTTTCGTCTGTAATTGCGTCGCCGCTTAGACCGTCAAATTCAAAGACCATGCTGTCTGCTCCTGCGTTTGCTGAGGGGAAGTAGTACAAAAATTTTACTTGGACAACCTGATCGTCTGGAACTGAAACATCAGAAACATTAAAGTTCGTAGCTGCTGGAACGCCATGTATTATTGTATTATACCCTAAAGTTATCTTAAGCGCGTCGTCTTGGCCACCAACAGAAGCATTGCCCTCAACTGACCCGTCTAATGTAATTCCAAACCCGTCAGCGCTTGAGCTGAAATTGCTCTCGTAGATAACAATCTTCTGAGGCTGCGTAACATCACTTCCAGCCAAGCTTCCCTTAGAAGCTGAATTTCCTAGTCCTAGCATTATTTCAAACCAAATTTATTATTTTTTTAAATACGAGCTAAGGCTTTTAAAGCTTCTGAATGCATCAGGGTTGTTCTGCTTCATGAACTCCCTTTCCTGGGGATTGTACCTAGCCCTCTCAAAATCCTCGTCGCTTCCTTCGAACAACAGGTTCCTTAGCTTTCCGTCGACGTAGTTCTGCCTGAACTGATCGTATCCGTCCATAGCGTACCCCTCCTTTAGGTCTTGCTCATACCAGTACTTAATCTCCTCTTCGTTTAGATTGCTCCCGAAGTCATCCAGTAGCTGTTTAAACTTCGGATCAGCTTCAGACATCCCGTGTAGCATGTCCAGAGCTACACTCTGGGAATCATTTAAGTCGGGGTTGACAAGAACAGCATGTTTGCTGTCCCTGCCTGGATGCTTAAACTTCGCTCCAGTGGGGTATCGGACCACTTTCTGTCCTGGTCCGAAATACTCTATGCTCCCTATGCCAGTAGCCTCAGGAGTAAAGCTTCTGTCCGCTTTCACCTTCACCCTACCTAGAGCGCTGAGAGCAGGAAACCTGTCTATTGCCTCTTTTCTAAGGCGTCTCCCGCTTTTCTTTTTTGCTTTCATGACTTACCTGCGTATTTCCTGGCCTTCTGAGTCACCATATTAGGATACTTGTACGCCTTATGAGTGTTCTTCCTGGCCACCGCCTTCAAAGCTCTCATGGCCCCCATGTTCGGGGGCTCGATCCCCTTAGTCTTGTGCTTCCCGCTCTCTAGCTCCTTGAGGAGTTGCTTTACGCTAGGGACCTTCCCTCCCTTACCGTACTCTGCGGGGGAAGAATCAATAGACTTCCTGGTGTAAGATCCGTCAGCATTCTGATACAGCTTAGAGCCTAGGCCAGAACCTTCCGCCTTAGCATTGTACTTCTTATCTGCTATAGACCTACTCTTACTTGTGGCTGAATAAGCAGACCCAGTGTCGTAATTGATAGACTTACTCTTCTTACTGCCTTTTTTCTTAGCCTTCATAGCACAAATATAAGAAGATAGTTCTTGCGCCACTCACAGCATTAAGTGTAACAGACTCTTGACTCTCCAATACTACCAAAAATACTTTGGAAGCTACTTACAGAAGCTTTTGAAGTGTCATCCGCTAGGCTGCTCAGCGAAGTTACAGCAGAAAATTGACATATGCAAGTCCTGAAGGTTCCCTTGAACGCACCAGGCCTAATCGCCTGTCATAGAACAGAATACCCGCTTAAAAAAGGGGTGAGTAATATAGATCCTGGGGACTCTACATATATGAAGGCCCTCACGCGCCCGCACCCAAACGCATTACGCGCACCCCGACCCCTTGCATAATGCGCAAGTGTCGGTAGACTTTCAGCTTTTTGCTGCATCGGCCTAAGTAGCTATGGATTAGGGAGTTAGGCTGTAGCCGTAAGTGTGGCACAGAAAAGCGAAGCTTCACCCGCTGTCAGTTTCACCACAGGGACAACCACCACTCCCATCCTCCATACACCAAACCACACTCCATTCCGCCTGCGTTCTTCCTGCCGAATCACACATGGTTTCACACAGGAAGCTTTGCTTCGCGATGGCTTCGTTGGTTGACGTTTACTGGGGTCTTGCCTCGCGCGAATCTTCGGCGCCTGTTTCCCCGTGCATAATGCGGACGCGGAAATCGCGCAGGAAGATTCTTTCTCAAATTTTGCCCATCTTTCGAAAAGTTGTCCATATCTTTGTGGCTCTCAGCAACACCGCTGGGATTCAGAAACACTGACACATGGCAAACATGACATACACACTCTCTGCAGAGCAGAAGTCCTGCATCACCCTCCAAGGCCGTAAGGCCGCCAACAAGGCTCTTTGGGCCGCTGAGAAAGCCGACCACAAGGCGCTGTCTGTGTGGGAGGCTAAGAAGCCTCGTAAGGCGAAGAAGGTCACCAAGCGAGCTGAGAAGCTCAAGGCGGCCTCCATCCAAGCGGTCTTCGACTCTGTGTCTGACACACACAGTAGAACCCTTAAGGTTCTCCCTACGAAGCCCATTGACCAGAAGGTCCAATCGGTTGCCGCCAAGTCGCTGAAGCGGAAGGCCAACAAGTCCGCCAAGGACTCGAACGGAAGGCTTGAGGCTCAGGCACAAAAGCAGAGCTTGAGACAGGCAGAGACACGAGCCGCTAAAGCGGAGCGGACGAAGGTTGTCTACGACATCGACACCAACACACGGAAGGAGGTCCCCAACCCTCCCGCCAATCCTCGGAAGGCTCATGTCATCACACAGACATGGATGGACTACGCCGATGTTCCATCTCACTTGGACATGGATGACGCTGTCCGCTACGCCGCCCTTCAGGATGGCTACGGCCAAGCCGCTGACGAGGTGTCAATGGATGATTGCCTCTGAGACATCGACACAGACACACATGGTGCAAGGAGGGGTTCGACTCCCCTCTGTGTCTCTCAC